CGAGGATTATAATGCAGAAATACATACCAAAAACTGACCAAGACAATGGTCGTAACAATTCAAGGAGAAACTATGAAGATTCGAGAGCAATCAGAAAAAGAAGTTCCCAAGAACAAAGAACATATGAAAATGTTAGAGAGAGGGAAGAAAACAGCAAAAGCAATACTGGAAGCGGAAGCTAGAGAAAAAAGAGAAAGAAGAGCAAGACAGATAAAACAATATGCTGAGATCAAAATGATGAAAGGTCATTCTGAAGAACAAGCATTGAAAATGGCTGAAGAACAGATTACAACAAAAGAATGGTAAAAGATTTAACAAAAAAACAAATCAACACTTTGATGAAACATAAGAAACATCATAGTAAAGCACATATGGACTTTATGAAAAAAGAAATGAAGAAAGGTAAATCATTTACAATCGCACACAGAATGGCAATGAAGAAGATTGGAAAATGAGTAAGACAGCTACTAAATCTAAACCTACACTATGGAAAAGAATTGTTGCTAGAATAAAAGCACAAGCATCACATGGAACTGCGGCTGGACAATGGTCTGGAAGAAAAGCCCAAGCGGCAGTAAAGGCTTATAAAAAAGCAGGTGGAGGATATAGAGGTGGTGGTAAATCTAAAACATCATTAGCTAAATGGTCTAAGCAAAAATGGAGAACTAAATCAGGTAAACCATCTTCTAAGACAGGAGAAAGATATCTACCAGCAAAAGCAATTAAATCTTTATCAGCAAGAGAATATGCAAGAACAACAGCTAAGAAAAGAAGAGATAAAGCATCAGGTAAACAATTTAGTAAACAACCAAAGTCAATAGCAAGAAAAGTAAAAAGATATAGAACATGACGATCTATAGTCAAATACCTTTGAGAGATTTACAAAGGTTAAGAGTAGTAGTTAAGAATAATCATATGAAACATTATCCTAAAGATAAAGTTACAGATAAAGAAGCAGATAGAATTATTGAATCTATATCTCCACATACTAGAGAAAAATTAATTAAGTTAGCGGTAGATTATGGGATCACTGAACTATAAACCTGATGGTCAGGTATTAAAAAATTTTTTAAAGGATAATGATTTCTTTAGAGGATTGCGTGGGCCAGTTGGATCAGGTAAATCTGTTGCTTGTTGCATAGAAATTATTAGAAGAGCATTAATACAAGAACCATCTGAAGATGGTAAAAGAAAATCAAGATGGGCTGTTATAAGAAATACAAACCCACAATTAAGAACTACTACAATTAAAACTTGGCTTGATTGGTTTCCTGAAGAAGAATGGGGAAGATTTCAATGGAGTGTACCTTATACTCATAAAATATCAAAAGGAGATATAGAATTAGAAGTTATATTTTTAGCACTTGATAGACCTGAAGATGTAAAAAAATTATTATCATTAGAACTTACAGGTGTATGGATTAATGAAGCAAGAGAAATACCTAAGTCAATAGTAGATGCTTGTTCAATGAGGGTAGGAAGATATCCATCTATGAGAGATGGTGGCCCAAGTTGGTATGGAGTTATTGCAGATACTAACCCACCTGATACAGATCATTGGTGGGCTATACTTGCAGGAGAAACTGTAATACCTGATTATATAACTAAACAAGAAGCTAAGATGTTAATCAAACCTGATAATTGGAAATTCTTTAATCAACCACCTGCTATGTTAGAAATTAAGAATAAAGAAAATGAAGTAGATGGTTATGATGTAAATAATAAATCTGAAAACAAAAAGAATCTTACACCAAACTATTATAAAAATATTATACGAGGTAAAACTAAATCTTGGATTGATGTATATGTATTAAATAAATTAGGACAAGTAGAAGATGGAAAACCTGTATATGAATCATTTAATCAAGAAGTTCATGTTGCAAAAGGAGATGTAGCTATAGCTGAGGGTGTTCCAATATTTGTAGGAATAGATTTTGGATTAACACCAGCTTGTGTATTTGCACAAAGAATAAGAAGTAGATGGGTAGTATTAGATGAATTAGTTGCAGAAGATATGGGTATTGTAAAATTTTCTGATGTTATGAAACAACATATGGCAAAGTATTTACCTAGAGATTTTTATATATATGGCGATCCTGCTGGAGATCATAGAGTACAAACAGATGAATCTACACCATTTCAAATACTAAGAGGTAAAGGTATTCATGCAAGACCTGCACCATCTAATGATGTATTAATTAGATTAGAATCAGTAAACTCAGTATTATCAAGAATGATAGATGGAGAGTCAGGAATACTTCTTGATCCTAAATGTAATAATTTAATTAGAGGTTTTGCTGGTGGATATCATTATAGACGACTCCAAGTATCAGGAGAAAGATATGATGAGAAGCCAAATAAGAATAGATTTTCTCATATTCATGATGCTTTACAATATTTATTATTAGGAGCAGGAGAGGGAAGAGCATTGACTATTGGAAAGAAATCTAATAAACCTGTAGTTGCGAAGAGGAACTTCAATGTATTTGATGTAAAACCTAAAAGCGTTTACGAAAGGAGAAGATAATTATGTGTGCAGGCCCATTTAAACCCAAAGCTCCACCACCACCTCCACCACCAGTAGAGGAGGAAAGTGTAAGGCAACAAAGAAAAAGATTAAGATCACAAGAAATGGCAGAAAAGAAAAGATTGAAAGAACAACAATTTGAAGAAAGAGTTGCGGCTTATACAGGTAGAAGAGGTAGAAGATCACTTCTAACAGGTAGAAGAGGTGGACAAGGTTTTGAAATTTCAGCTCAGCTTATGTCTAAACCGACACTAGGAGCATAATGGTAGTTGAAGTAAAACCACAAAGACCAGAAGAATATTCTGAATCGCCAGTAAAAAAATTACTTAATAGATATAATCATGCAAAAGCTATTAAGGATTTATGGCTTCCTACATTTGAAGAATGTTATGAATATGCTTTGCCACAAAGAGAATCTTTTTATACTGAGTCTATTGGTAGAAGAAGATCAGATCGTATCTTTGATGAAACAGCAGTAGTAGGAGTACAAGAATTTGCTAGTAGATTACAATCAGGTATTGTTCCTAACTATGCAAGATGGGCAGACTTTGTAGCTGGTTCAGAAATACCAAAGAATGAACAAAGAGAAGTAAATTTATTATTAGATCAAGTTACAGAATATGTATTTGAGATATTACAAAACTCAAACTTTTCACAAGAAGTACATGAAACATTTTTAGATTGTGCAGTAGGTACAGGTGTACTTTTAGTAGAAGAGGGAGATGCAATACAGCCAGTAAAATTTAAAGCAATACCATTACCACAAATAGTTTTAGACTCAGGGTTTGATGACAAGGTAGATCATATCTATAGAAAAAGAATGATACGAATGAAAGAATTATTAATAGCATATCCTAATGGAACACTATCTGAAAAAATGAAAATGGATATGGAAAAGATGGGCGAAACAGAATGTGAGATAGTAGAAATAGTTTATAGAGATTATTCAAATACAAAAGAAGAACAGCATAAGTTTTGTGTTATAGCACCAATGTATGAACATGAAATAACACAACAAACATTTAAAGGTTTAGGTTCTAATCCATATATTATTTATAGATGGTCTAAAGTAGCAGGAGAAGTTTATGGAAGAGGGCCACTTCAATTAGCATTACCTGCAATAAAAACTTCTAACTTAGTTATAGAATTAATTTTAGAAAATGCACAAATGTCTATCTCAGGAATGTATCAAGTAGAAGATGATGGAGTTATAAATGTAGATAACATATCTCTAATTCCAGGGACTATTATTCCAAAAGCTATGGGATCATCAGGACTACAACCAATAGCACCAGCAGGTAATTTTAATGTTAGTGATTTAGTATTAAGAGATATGAGAACTAATATTAAAAAAGCATTATACAATGATATGTTAGGTACACCAAATGAGAAAACTCCTATGTCAGCAACAGAAGTAGCTGAAAGAATGGCTGATCTTTCAAGACAAATAGGAGCGGCATTTGGTAGATTACAAGCAGAATTAGTTAATCCTGTTTTACAAAGAGTAATATATATTTTAAAAAAACAAGGTAGAATAAAAATCCCAGTAGTAAATGGTAGAGAAATAAAAATTAAATCTTCTTCTCCATTAGCACAAGCACAACACCAACAAGATGTAGCAACACTAGATAGATTTTTAGGAATGGTACAGACTAGAGTTGGCCCACAATTATTAAATCTTTTAATTAAACAAGATGAAGCGGCAAAGTTTGTAGCTAAGAAGTTAGGAGTGCCTGAAGAGTTAATTAGATCGCCTGAAGAAATGCAACAGGCGGCACAACAATTCCAAGAAATGCAACAGATGGCACAACAACAAGCAGGGGGAAATCAAGGAGAACCACAATAATGAGAGTGTCATGCATAATTCTGTACTTGTTATAAGTGATTTACATATCCCTTATCATCACAAAGATTCTTTTAGATTCTTAAAAGCAATTAAAAAAGAATTTAAACCTGATACTTT